TATGAACTTACATGGCAGGACTATAACGATCCCAGAGGGTTTCATCTGTTCGACTTACAAACAAGACAGCTTGAATTCGTTCACAATAGTTATACGATGTTCGCCAGACTCGAGTACGACGATAAAGAGCAAGACCCCATCGACCTCGACGCTTACGATTTAAACGATTGTTATGTGAGATTAGTTGTAACTAATAAGACTGACTATTATAAATTTGATAAGTTTGTTCAGAAGTTGTATACTAAAGGTTGTCATGAAATAAAAATCATTGAAGACTTATCAGAATTTGGTGACGGTGAACTTGGTGAGGAAATAAATTTAGAAGATACAGTATCTGTTCTTTCTAATTATATTGATTCTCTTAACACTGACGTTGACAAAGAACAAATTAAAAATTTCTTGAAGAGTCTTCATACAGAAGCTATTAATACGGAGGTCGTTTGATTATATTCAAGTCTATAACTTGGCAAAACTTTTTATCTACAGGCAACTCGCCCAATACTGTTTTATTGGATAGGTCTACTACGACTCTTATCATCGGTAAGAATGGTGAAGGTAAGTCTACTATTCTTGATGCTCTCTGCTTTGCCTTATTCGGCAAGCCTTTCCGCAATATCAATAAAGGTCAATTGATCAATTCAATCAATGGCAAGGGATGTCTAGTCACTATTGAATTTTCTATTTCTGGTAAAGAGTATCGAGTAGTTCGAGGTATCAAGCCTAATGTGTTTCAGATTTATGTCAATGACGAATTAATGAATCAAGATGCAGCAGCACGTGATTACCAGAAGGTTCTTGAGCAGCAAATTATTCGTCTAAACTATAAGACATTTACACAAGTTGTTATTCTTGGTAGCGCATCGTTTGTTCCATTCATGCAACTAACTTCATACCAACGTCGTGAAGTTATTGAAGATATATTGGATATTCGTATTTTCTCTACCATGAATCAGTTGTTGAAAGAAAAAGCTAATGAGACAAAGGCGAGTATTACACGCATCGAAAATGAAGTTTCTGTGGCGAAACTGGCGGTGGAAGGACAGACAACTCTCATTAACACTCTTAAAACTGCCAAGTCAGAAGCTATTGAATCGTTACTATCTAAAGTCGAAAATAATAACTCAGAAATACAGCGAAGCGAAAGTTCGGTGGCTACAACACTTGCTAAGATTACCACACTACAATCACGAGTTGCGAAGAAGGGTAAAGTCGATAACGACATTGAAGAAGCGAAGGGGTGGAAAACTAAATTGCTTTCCAAAGTCGAGCAATGGAACCATGAGGCACAATTCTTCAATGAGAATAGTATTTGCCCATCCTGCACGCAGGGTATACCACATGAGCATAAGGAAAGTGTTTTACACGAATTGAATGCTAAAATTGAATCTGAGAATCAACGTTTAACTGAACTGGAAGATATCCACCATAAACTAAATGCTGATCTTTCTTTAATGAATACTATTCTTTCTGAGATTACTGATTTGAATATATCTGTTTCTACATATAATGCAAACATTACTATGTTGAATCGAATGAATAAAGAATTAGTTACGGAGATTGAAAGTCATAAAGCAGATACGCATAATGTCGATGAAGAGAAACGTAAGTTAAAAGAGTTGGCACAAAATGCTTTAGAAAAGATTAAGACTAAAACTCAATTATTAGAAACTAGAAACCTCGAGGATGTGGCTTCTTCTTTACTTAAAGATACTGGTATTAAGACTGCCATTATTCGTGAGTATCTTCCGATTATGAATAAGTTAATCAACAAGTATCTAAACGCCATGGATACTTATATTCACTTTGAGTTAGACGAATCATTTAATGAATCTATTAAGTCTCGTCATCGTGATGATTTTACATATGCAAGTTTCTCTGAAGGTGAGAAAATGCGTATTGATTTAGCTATTCTCTTTACATGGAGGCAAATAGCTAAGATGAAGAACTCTGTAAATACCAATCTATTATTGTTAGATGAGATTTTTGATTCTTCTTTAGATACTGCAGGAACTGATTACTTCTTAAATCTAATGGATCAATTCGGCGACAAAACTAATATCTTTGTTATTAGCCATAAAGGTGACCAGTTATTTGATAAGTTTAGATCGGTTATTAAGTTTGAGAAACGTAATGATTTCTCTATAATCGTTAAGTAATTCTTAAGTAAACGATCTCTCCAGAATGCCCCTCAGAAATGTAGGGGCATTTTTCATGGTGTTTACTTTAATTCGCTGCAGATGTATAATAGCTGTATTGATTAGGAGATTACTATGTGGGATGATTTTAATGACTTCGAGCTTATCCAGCTGGCTGGAGAGTATGGCTTGCAGGACTACGCTGTAATCAGTGGACGACTGACTCTTGTGAATCGAGAAGAAGTTGAGTGCATACTCGAAGAGTACGAGTACAACGAAGCATTCCCTGTTGACTTTAATGAAGAGTTGGAGTATAATTGATCTATGACTACTAAACTGAACTCCTCCGACATCGCTGCACGTTTGCTTGCAGCTGAGAACATCACCGTTGTTCGTGCACGTGTTAGCACTGCATCGTTTGACATCAAGTCTCGTGTGCTGTCACTTCCCCAATGGAAAGACATGACTCCAGCCATGGAGGGTATGCTTATTGGTCACGAAGTCGGTCACGCACTTTACACGACTGAAGACTACATCACCCCAATGGAGACTAACCGTAACATTAAAGGTTATCTCAACGTGCTGGAAGACGTGCGTATTGAGAAGTTGATGAAGCGCAAGTTCCCTGGCATTCGTAAAACCATGCACGAAGGTTACAAAGAACTCAATGAACGAGACTTCTTTGGTGTATCTAAAATTTCAGATATGTCTACTCTGAACCTTATCGATCGAATCAACCTTTACTTCAAAGCTGGATACGATTGTGGTGTATCGTTCAATAGCGATGAATGCGACTTTGTTAATCGTGCTGAGAAAACAGAAACTATTCCTGAAGTTCATCAATTGGCTGAAGAAATTTATCAATATTCTAAGGCAGCAGCTGCTGTGCGTAAACTGATAATTCAGAATACTGTTGAGGATGAAGACGAAGAAGATAACGAAGAAGATGACTATGATTCTGAGTACGAGGATGACGAGTCTGAAATTGTTTTTGTAGACGACGATGAAACTGAAACTGAACAAAGCGATGAACCAAAACGTGCACGTAAAGCAGTACAGGTTCGTGAGAACGTCACTGAAGAACAGATTGAAAAAGAATTAGAATCTGTAACTGAGAAAACCTTCTCTAAGAATCTTGAAGTTTATGCTGATGAAAACACTGAGTATAACTACTATACTCTGGATGAGAATTATCAATTTAATCCTATCATTGCGTATAAACAAGTTATTGCTGATACTGCTCCAATCGATGAAGATATTTCTGAGTATGAGAAAAAGAATATTCAATCCTACAAAGATGATTCTTCTAAGGTAGTTGGGTATTTGATTAAAGAATTTGAGATGCGCAAGTCCGCTACCAGCTACAAACGTGCCCAAATATCTCGTATCGGTTCGTTGGATATGAAGAAAGTTTGGGCATACAAACTCAAAGATGACTTGTTCAAACGTATGACTACTACTCAGCAAGGTAAAAATCATGGTATGATTTTCTTGCTGGACTGGTCTGGTTCAATGGATTATGTTTTGGATGATACCATTAAACAGGTTATTAACTTGGCTATGTTTTGCCAGCGTGCTCAGATTCCTTATCAGGTATTTGCTTTCACTACGCAATATGATCCACTGTTAACTGGTGAACAAGGTAAAATGAATGATATTCGTAATGCTTTTTATTCTCCCAATACTGATAAGAAGTTAAGTAATGCTGTACATACATTTGCTTTGATGGAGTTCTTCTCTAACAAAATGTCTAATGTAGAATTCAATACTATGATTCGTCGTTTAAATAGTTTCCATAAATTGCGTTATTGCAAAAATGGGGAATATTCTACAGGTGGTACACCACTGAATGAAGCACTGGCATATATGGTTCCATATATCAATACGTTTATCCAAAAGAATAATGTAGAGAAAATGTCTCTTATTACTCTTACAGATGGCGAAGGTGGTTCATTAGTAACCTCTGATGGTAGTAATCTTGATGCATATCGTTATAGTTATACTTCTTCAAAGAAGATTAACTGCAAAAACTTTTTGCAAGACCCTGTAACTAAAAAGAATTATCCTATTAGTCGTGACGGATCTGTGCAAACTCATGCGATTCTTAAAATGATTAAAGATCGTTACAACATTAATACTATTGGGTTTTATGTTTGTAATAATTCTCGTCGAGTTTTGTCTCAAGCAATTAAAAGTAATATTCCTGATTTTAAGGGTAACTTTGATACTATGATAGAGATTATGCGTACCGAAATTCGTACTAATGGCTTTGCTTCTTTAAAGAATACTGGTCGTGATGACTTGTTTATTGTTCCAACTAATAAGCTGGAAACTAATACTGATGAACTTAGTGTTAATGGCGATCAAACTGCTAAAGCAATTGCACGTAGTTTGACTAAACATCTTAACAATAAAATGACTTCTCGAGTGCTCTTGAATAAATTTATTGGATACGTAGCCTAAAACGAAAGTAAACGAATAACCCTACTGGTAGTAGGGTGTTTACTTTAATTCGGTTCTGATGTATAATAACTCTATGATGAATCGAAAAGGAAACGAAATGAAAGTGATCTATACCAGCCCTGTGTTTAAAGATGCCCATGGCCATGGTTCGGCTCGACAAGTGTTGATCCCTCTGCATGCTGTTGAAACTTATGCCAAACGTGATGCTGCTCTGTTGGCTATGATGGCTCTTGGTGGTATCAACGCAGATCCCACTCCAGAATTCATGGCTTTTCGTAAGAAAATGATGTCTGCGAAACGCAAAATCGAACGCAATGGTTGGTACTCTCGTGAAGTGGTTGCTGCTTAAATTAGGAGAAAAGAATGTCTAAAGTTACTTATAGCGATGTTGCTGCCGAATTGCGTGTCACTTCGCAGCTGTGTATGGATACCTACGCCACGTATTCTTACGTGACTGGCACCTACGAGTCGATAATCGCAGGTTTGGTTGCAGACTTGCCAAAGCATAAGCAAGCTGAAGTGATGCGCTCTTTACGACAAGCTAGAGAGCGCATGGAAAAAGATGCTTGACTTTAATTGTGACTTGATATATAATATGTTTTTGTTATGGAGATTTTATGAGTGATGCAAATTTTGTGACTGAGTTCGAGGGTAAACTGTATGAGATGTTCCCCGATGTGGCTGTGTCTGGTACTGTATTGAACCAGCAATTGCTGGATACGATGCGTGCACTTGACACTAAGAAACAACCACGTTGGTTGATGCAAAACCGAGTCAGTCGTGGCGTGTATGCCTTGCCTGGTCGTGCAACTAATCTTGCAGTAGTTCCCAAAGAAGAAGTTGTTGAGTCCTTCATTGTAGACTACAGCAACTTGGATTCTTTGATCCCTAAGAAGGATTCGAACTTTGTTCCATTTGGTAACTACCCAGACCTAGAGAACATTATCAAGTCCAAAATTTTCTATCCTGCATATATCTCTGGTCCTACTGGCAATGGTAAGTCCACTATGATTGAGCAAATCTGTGCCAAGCACAAACGTCCTCTCATTCGTGTTAACCTGAACATGATGACAGACGAGGAACAACTTATCGGTTCCAAGACTTTGACCGATGGTAACGTAGAAGTTGTCGAAGGTCCAGTGCTGATTGCAATGCGCAATGGTACCGCACTGTTGCTTGACGAGATCGATGCTGGTTCCGCAAACACCTTGCTGTGCTTGCAACCTATTCTTGAAGGTAAGCCATACTACTTTAAACTCAAGAACGAGATGGTAGTTCCTGCTCCTGGATTCAACGTTTTCGCCACTGCAAACACTAAGGGTAAAGGTTCAGACGATGGTCGTTACATCGGTACTAACGTGCTGAACGAAGCATTCTTGGAACGTTTCGCTGTTACATTCGAACAGGAATATCCTTCCGCAAAAATCGAAGTCAAAATTATTAAGAATCTGATGGAGTCCTTTAATGCAGTTGATGAGGATTTCGCAGAAACCCTTGTAAAGTGGGCAGAAGCAATTCGCCGTACTTTCGAGGACGGTGGTGTCGACGAGACAATCACTACACGTCGTATGATTCACATTGTTCGTGCCTTTGCAATCTTCAAGGATCGCACCAAGGCAGTGCAACTTTGTTGCAATCGTTTTGACGCTGCTACGAAAGTTGCATTCTTGGATCTGTTCGAGAAGGTTTCTACCCCTGAGCCTGTAGCTGTTGCACCTAGTGCACCAGAATACAAAACTGAAGAAGAAATCCCCTTCTAACAAGAAGGTGTTGACTTTAATTCGTAATTGTTGTATAATAACTTATCAAAACTTGAAACTCAAAGGAATATATTATGTTGAAATTCGCTGACTTGTCCATGTCCCAGAAAAAGATGGTTGTTGCTTACGTTGAGCACAATCCTTCTCTGAAGAAGAGTGCCCAAATCACTCTGAAAGAAGTCAATTCAATTGCTGCTGAACTCGCTTCCAAGCGAGACTCTGGTGGCGCAAAGGTTGGTTATCCAAACTGGTTGTTTGGTCCCAACAAAGTCGACCGTGGTGTGTACGCATTCCCCGTGCCGACTGCTGCTGAACTTTCTCAATACACGAAAGATGCAGCAACGAAGCCTGTGAAGGCTGCGAAAGTTGCTAAGACTCCAAAGGTCAAAGCAGTTAAGGCTACTGCAAAGGTAGCCAAGAAGACCTCTAAGGTCGCATCAGCCCCTGTTGCTGATAAGAATCGTCTACAAGATGTAATCGGTCAGTCCGAGACTTTTGATCAGGACTACGAAGACTTCAACGCTATCCTTCGCGAGAATGGTATCGAAGTAGAATAATCCCTGGGACATCCTGTCCCATTTTATAATCCATATAGGAATTTTATGACTAAACAAACAAAGCTGCTTAATTACTTGGTTACAGGTCACACCGTAACTTCACGAGATATCGTTTCTGGTTTTGGCTTGACCAATCCTCACGATGCAATTTACAAGTTGCGCAATCAAGGGCATTGCATTTACAGCAATCGTCGTGCTGGCGCTGACACGGTAGAGTACCGCATTGGCACTCCAAGCAAGCGTATGGTTGCAGTTGCAAATCGAGTTCTTGGTACTCGTGCGTTCCAAGCCTAAGAATAAATCATGGCTACATTGGAAGAAGTTAAACGATCTCAATTAGCCAGTAGTGGTGGGCGTAAGTTCGATGGAGGCAAACTCCAGTATGGACTTATCCCACCACTTGCTATGGCAGAGATGGTCAAGGTATTGACCTTTGGCGCAGAGAAATACGAACCAGACAATTGGAAGAATGTCCCAGATTCTAAGCGTCGTTATTTTGATGCAATGGAAAGACATATTTGGGCATGGAAAGCTGGCGAACAAATCGATCCAGAATCTAATATCCACCACTTGGCTCATGCTATGTGCTGTTTGTTTTTCTTGTACGAACATGATGTGAAATACTCTGTGGAAAACTAAATGATTAAAATTTTACTAGCGTTTGTTTTAGTTTTTGCTGCGTTCTATTTTGGTATTGAAGCATTCAACAAAATGACCAAATCTGAAAAATGGGATGCTGCTAAGACTTTCTCATACAGTATGGCTTTATCTCTTGTTGTTATCGCATTCCTTGTTGGTATTGTTGTTTTATTTTAAAGGTTGATTATGAAATCGTTTATGAAAATTGGTGCATTGATTTTGGCTGTTGCTTCTTTGCAAGCATGCACTCGAATCGAGACTGGTGAAGTTGGTGTGCGTGTTGGCTTTGACAAGCAAGTCCAAAGTGGAGAATTGCTTCCAGGTTCGTTCAATCAGGTATTGATTGGTGATATACTTACATTCCCTATCAAGGATGTGAACGTTGTGCTTAACGACATGACACCAGTCACTAAGGATAACTCCACCATGAAAGACTTAGATGCGGTCGTAGTCTATAACGTCAATCCAGGACAAGTTGCTGAATTGTATTCGACTAAGAACAAAAGTTTCCACGCTGAAATCAAAGGTGACACCTATGTGATGTATAATTACATTGTGCAGAATGCTCGTAACTCTATCTACAAAGCAGCTCGTAAGTACGAAGCATTGGATATGGCAGATGCACGTAGTGATATGGAAAACTTTATCAAGGACGAAATCACTCGTAACCTTGCAGAAGAAAAGCTGGATGGTTCTATTACTATTAGCCAAGTGTTGATTCGTAACGTAGTTCCAGCTGACTCAGTTGTTGCAAGTGCCAACGAATTAGTCAAAGCTAAGAATGAATTGAAGCAGAAAGAAGTAGAAGTTAAGACTGCTGAAGCTGAGTCTCGTCGTATGGCAGCATTGGCTAACAACTCTGGTAGTTCTATCGCCTTTATGCAAGCCCAAGCTATGTTGAATATCTCTGAAGGTATTAAAACTGGTAAGGTACAAACCATTGTCGTGCCTAGCAACTTCAATGCACTAATGATGACTAAGTAAAATAAATTTGCCCTAAACTTTGTTTTAGGGCATAATTGTTTATACATAGTAATGAAACTAATGAAAAGGAACCCCTATGAAATTATCCAAAGAAACTACAGCAATCTTTAAGAACTTTGCTCAAGTCAACAATAATCTTTTGCTTAAAGAAGGCAATAAGATTTCAACCATTTCTGCACAGAAAAACGTTATGTCTGACGCCACTGTTGCTGAAACCTTCCCAGAGACTTTTGGTATCTATGACTTAAATGAATTCCTTGGTGCAATGTCGCTGTTCAATGATCCTGAACTTGACTTTACCGAGAAGTTTGTAACTATCAAAGAAGGCTCTCGCCGTATCAAATTCTACGGTGCAGAACCATCTGTTCTAACCGCACCTACAAAAAGCATCAACTTCCCAGAAGCTGAGGTTAACTTTACCCTAACTGCATCTATGCTTGAAATGATCAAGCGTACTGCATCTGTTCTGCGTTCTGAAGATATTTCTATCATCGGTGACGGAACTGTCTTGGATATCCAAGTTGGTGATAAGAAGAATGCATCAAGCAACTCCTTCTCAGAACCAGTTGGTGCAACTGATAAAACATTCCACGTTAACCTAAAGGTTGATAACCTAAAGATGCTTCCAGGTGATTATGCTGTAAGTATTTCCAGCAAGAAAATCTCTCGCTTTAAGAGCATCACTGGTGACTTAGTTTACTATGTTGCTGTTGAAGCTGACTCTACTTTTGATGCCTAATTAACCTTTTGGAATATATTATGCCTAAGTTGAAAGACTTGGATGCGAAGTTGTGGAGAGAGTCCCCTGATTCCTATAAACATATGACTGTTTATGGTAAGGCAGAGTTTACTACAGTTAAATGTAAAGTTTGTGGTGAAGATGTTTATTTGTCAGAAGCCTACAAAGAAAGTAAACCTAAACGTAAGCATGGTTCTCATATGAGACCATACCATGCTAAATGCTATATTGCCACCAATGGTAAATATAAAGAGACTAAAGAAAAATCCACAGCATCTTTATTTGAATTTTTGAAAGACTAAATTATGATTGAATCACGTGATATGTTTTTGTGGGTAGAGAAATACCGTCCACAAAAAATTGATGAATGTGTTTTGCCAGAATCATTGAAAGCAACCTTTAAACAATACATCGCTCAGGGAGAACTCCCGCACTTTTTGTTCTGCGGAACAGCAGGCGTAGGAAAAACCACAGTTGCAAAAGCACTGTGTAATGAGATCGGTGCAGAGTATCTAATGATTAACGGTTCTGAAGAATCAGGTATTGATACTTTGCGTACGAAAATCAAAGGGTTTGCTTCAACAATTTCTCTAACAGATTCCAAGAAGGTAGTTATCCTAGATGAGGCAGACTACCTAAATCCTAACTCTACTCAACCAGCGTTGCGTGCGTTCATTGAAGAGTTTAGTAGCAACTGCCGATTCATCTTCACGTGTAACTTTAAGAACAAGTTGCTGGATGCCATCCACTCTCGTTGCGCAGTTATCGAATTTAAAATCGATAAGAAAGAACAACAAGAGATTGCAGCAACTTTCTTTAAACGCACTACTCAAATCTTGACGCAAGAAGGTATTGACTTTGATTCTAAGGTCGTTGCCGAGTTGGTGATGAAGCACTTTCCAGACTATCGTCGTATTCTCAATGAGTTGCAACGTTACTCTGTATCTGGAAAGATCGATAGTGGTATTCTGGTTAACCTGTCTGATCAGACTTACAAAGAACTATTCAAAGCTCTTAAAGAAAAGAACTATACTGAGACTCGTAAGTGGGTAGCAAAATCCAGTGATGGAGATTCTACTACTCTTTTCCGTACTCTGTATGATCAATCTAACAATATGCTTGAAGCAGGTTCTATTCCTCAACTGGTACTTATCCTAGCAGACTATCAATACAAAGCTGCATTCGTTGCTGATCATGAATTAAATATCATGGCAGCATTGACTGAGGTTATGTCACAATGCAAATTCAAGTGAGTCAGCTATGGAGTCTTTATATTATGTAATTGTATTCGTATGTGGCTTTATCTCGGGGTGGATGCTACGAGAGACTATAGCAGTTCATCGTATTAAAAATATGATCGATGAACTTGAGGATATGGAAGACGATGATTCTGACTATCCTACACATATTAAGATCTCTATTGAGAAGGTTGAGTCTACATTCTTCGTCTATAACCTAGAAGACAACTCATTTATGGCACAGGGAAATACACGAAACGAACTTGAAGAAGCACTTAAGAGTCGATTTCCTGGTGTGGTTTTTGCATGTCCTGAAGCTAATCTTAAAGAGGTAGGTTTCAAATGACACCATTCGATTTCCTAAATGCCATTAATGACTCTAAAGAAAAC